ATGAAGCGACAGGACAACGAATCACCGAAAGGGATTCACTGTGACACTGACTGTGACATTCACCGCGACAGGAAAAATGTCACAGTGATTGCCGAAAGGGGACTTCCCCGGAAAATCACTCTGGGGAAAGGAATTCGCCTGAAAGCCAGGCGAAATGTCACAGTGAAAGCGAAAAGTACCGGAGTAAGCCGGGGTTTTGTCACAGTGAACCCGGAAAATGTCACAGTCAATGTCACAGTGAACGGGATGGAAGCAGCGGGGTTGGTCATGAAAGAACAGGTAAAACTGCTCTGGCTGCCCTCGGAGAGAGCGGCGGAGCTGCTGAATATATGCAAACGCACGTTATGGAGACAAGTGAAGGATCGGAAGCTCGTCGCCGTGAAGCGAGACGTCAGAGTTGGACGGCGGGCGACCCGGAAGACCTTCATTCTCGCAGATCAGACCCTCTACCGATTAGAGCGGGAGGATTGCGAGAGCAAAGGGATCGAACCAAGGATCGACGATCAGGCCGTGCTCACGATCAAAGAGAAGGAATACCCTTCGATGTTCGTGATGGGCTACGATCTTGTCGGAACGAGCCAGAAGGGAGGCGGAGATGAATAAGCCCGACTCCCTTGAGCTCGGATACACAGAGCAACTCGCCGAGGTTTTGCCCTCATTACAGGAATCCACCGGGCCGGTGCGGATCGACTACCGTGAACTTCGGAACCCGGAGCAAATCGAGACTGCCCTGGACGTTGTGGAATCCGGGAAACCGCTGAGGCGGGTAAGTGCGGCGGTTCCGTCGCTCAATCTTCACCCTGCCGAGCCGGTGCACTACAAGCACGACGCCGAAGCCCGGCTTTTCGGTCGCTTCTGCACCGAGGTGATCGAACGGCTCGACAACTGCGAGTCGAAGGTCAGCGAGTGGGTGACCATCACTGCCGACTACAACGCCGGGCGATTCGTGCCGGAGCTGTTCCGACTGAGAGGGCATCGAAGTGAAAGAGCACTGCGCCTGTGGCTGGAAACCTACCTCGACCATAACTGCGACATGTACTCGCTCATCCACAAGGGCCGCAACGAGATTCGCGGTCGGAAAGTCACCTACGCCGAGCAGAACTACCTGCTCTCCCTCCTCCTGTCGCCGAAGCGAATCAAGGTCTACACCGCCGTGCAGAACCTCAAGAGCATGGCCAAGATGGGCCTGCTGGAGTCGCCTTCGGGAGTGAAGACCCTGCAACGTTGGTGCGAGGATTGGGCGAAAGATCACCCCGCTGTCTGGGCGCAGGCTCGGAACGGCAGCAAGTTCGTATCGGAGAAGATCGTGAAAAGCATTTTACGTGATGATAGCCTTTTAGCGGTAAATGATGTCTGGGTGGCCGATGGTCACAAACTCGCCTTCGACGTGATCAATCCCGCCACCGGCAAGCCGATCCGCATGACCATGATTCTGGTGATCGACTGGGCCTCGCGTTACCCGGTAGGCGCGTCCCTGGCGGTATCCGAGGACAGCCAGCACATCTGCGTGGCCTTCCGCAATGGGTTTCTGAACGCCTATCAACCCGGGCGGGAGCACGAGAACCCGCTTCCCGCCTACGCGGTTCTGCCGAAGCATGTGTATCTCGATAACGGCAAGGCGTTCCGCTCGAAGCTTTTCAACGAGAAGTGGGAGGATCACGATCTGGCCACCGAGTTGGGCGGCATCTTCCCAAGGTTGGGCATCGGCGTTACCTTCGCCGAGGCCTACAACGCCCGCGCCAAGATCATCGAGCGGTTCTTCCACACCATGCAAGAACAGTTCGAGCGGTTCATCGGCACCTTCCGGGGAGCGAGTATCGCCGACAAACCGGCCTGGCTGGATCGCAACGAAGCTTGGATGCAGAAGATGTTCAAAGGCGACGCGCCAACCGTGGACGAGACCATGCGCATGATCAGTTTCTACGTGCGCCACATTTATGGCGAGACCCCGCATTCCGGGCTGAAAGGCAAAACGCCCTGGGAAGTCTTCAGCGGCGCGACGCCCGATCCGGAGCGGCTCATCGAACCCAGCGAGCTGAACTACATGATGCTGGCGGTGGAACGCAAGAAAATCCGGGCCGAAGGGCTGCGACTCAATCACTGCCTCTATTGGCACGACAACCTGGTGAACCACGTCGGCAAGCCGGTGGTGATCCGCTTCGACTACGCCGACGCCCGCTGGGTGCTGGTTTACACGCTCCAGAACCAGTTCATCTGCCAGGCGGAGGTAAGAAGGCTGCAGCATCCCTTCCTGAAGCTGGCCGCTGACCGACCCACCGCTCACAAGGAGCTGCAGAAGGAGCATCAGCAGATCAAGAAGCTACTCCGGCAGACCCAGCAGGCGACCAAGCAGGTGGTGAAACGCACTCAGGAGGCGGTCGACGAGCTGATCAAGCCCAGCTCCCTGACCGATATCGAGCCGGAGCTGTTCGTCAAGCCTCCGCTGATCGCCCCGCCACAGCCGCAGGTTTCCCTGGATCGGATGGCCTTGGAGGCGTTCAGGGAGCGGCATGACAACGAAAACGACGTTGATGAAGCGATAGAAGCGGAAGTCCAGGTAGAGGCCGATGAACTGCCCTTCCCGCAGGTCAAACGCAAGTCCTTCGACGAGATGCTGAAAGCCATCGGGATCAAGTAGGGAGGCGGACATGAAACAAGGCAAATTAGTGAAAACGCATAATGTTGTGGAAGCCGAGAACTGCATCCGCTACCTGCACCAACGCCCGAAAATGGAGATGGTAGGGCTGGGACTCCTCTACGGTAAGCCTGGCCTGGGCAAAACCACTTACGCCAGTCGCATGGCCTTCTCGAAGGGCTATGTCTATCTCCGGCTGGAATCCACCTCCACGCCCAAGAACTTCGCACTGCAATTGCTCGACGCGCTCTACGCCCGGCTCGGCATCCCCAGTCACGCCTTTCAGGGAACCGCCAACGGGTTGTTCCGCAAGTGCCTGGCTCTACTCGAAGATCATGGCGATACGGTCATCGTGATCGACGAGATCGACTACGCCTTCGCCCGACCCGACCTGCTGGGCATGATCCGCGACATCGTGGACGAGACTCTGGCCATCGTGGTGCTGGTCGGGATGCAGAACGCCCGCGAGAAACTCCTGCAAATCAACGAGTACTACTTCGATCGGTGCAACATCTTCTACGAGTTCACACCCGTTACCCGGGCCGATATCTCTCTGCTCTGCAAGGAGGTGCTCGAGGTGAAGTTTTCATCCGATATCGTCGAATACATCGACTTCCACGCTTGCGGGAACCTGCGCAAGGCCATGAAGATCATCCACACCATCGAACAACGGGCCGGGGCCGGAAACCTCTCCCGCGTCTCGGTGAACGACCTCGCTTAGGAGACGATCATGCAACAGGATAGAGCCATTGTCTGCAACTGCGCCACGCAGTATCGCAAACCCTTCACCGCCCGGACCATCATGCAACTCACCGGCATCCCGGAAGCCCGGGTGCAACCGATCCTGACTGAACTGGAACGGAACGACCGGATCAAGCGTATCTCCCGTGAAGAGGACATCTACGTGAGGATGTATCGCTACGGCCCGGCTCCGACCGCGATCGGCCCCACGCCCTGGCCGCTGAACCTTGAGAAGGCGAATCACCTACTCGATGTGCTGGAAAAGCAGGCCTATACCAGCGTGCGCGAGATCGGGGCCGCGATGGGCTACAGTCGGCAATGGGTGTACGTGTATCTGGAAGCCCTGGCCAGCCTCGGCATGGTGGTCGTCGAGAACGACTGCTACGTAGTCAAATCCCGGGCGAAGCTGCCGTTCCTCGGAAGCGTGGTCAGGAAGGGCATCCTCGGACAGATGAAGGGCTACAACCATCCCGTGAAACCGCGGGTGTAATCAGTTTACAGGAAGGCATCGCAATGACTCGGGAAGCGCGTGAACGGAAGCTGCGTCAGGACATCAACGCCATCTGGAACCGTAAATACGGGTATCCGGACTGGGTGCTGAAGAAGGTCATGGAGCGGCTGGGGTTCGGCGACTCGCTGCGGGCGTTGAATGAGGAGCGTTTATCCCAACTTAAACAGCGGTTGGTCGAGAACCGCAGGCATGGCCGTCCGGAGGCGTTCACCTACGACCGGCAGGGGATGTTCATGTTTTCCCTGCTCAAGCAAGTGGGCTGGAGCGAGACAGATCTGCGCCTGCACCTCATCAAGCGCTATTCGAAGACTCACTGGAACGTGCTCGACCCGAACGAGCGTCGCGGAGTCATCGCAATGCTTTCCAACTACATCAATAAGAAGGAGATTGCTCATGGAGCAGAAGACCCCCAAGAGAGAGAGGACACTGACGGACAGCCAGGGGCGGGAGTTCCCGGTGAAGGTGCTGGACAAGGAACTGGTGGTGCGGGACGCCCTGGTGAAGCGGGTCATGGAGAAAGTGATCAAGCTGAACGAACGCCTGGTGGCCGATAAACAGAAGCTGACCGAAGAGCTCGAGTCCTACCTGGCCGATCTTGCCCAGCGGAACGGCACGGTCTGGAAAGGCAACGCCGAACTGACCAGCTTCGACGACAGCCTGCGGGTGGAGATTCGGTATAAGGAGAACATCCGCTTCGGCGTGGAACTGCAACTGGCCAAGCAGAAGATCGACGAATGCCTGAAGGAATGGACGTCGGAGTCCAACGACAACCTCAAGGCAATCATCTCGGAGGCGTTCCAGGTCGATAAGAAGGGCGAGATCGCCAAGTACCGCATCCTGGCCCTGCGTCGGTATCACATCAAAGACCCCAAGTGGAAAGAGGCGATGGAGCTGATCGACAAGGCCATCCAGGTGACCAGCACCAAACAGTATATTGCGTTCTACCGTCGGGAGCCGGGCGGGGCATATGAACAGGTGGTGCTCAATTTTAGTTCGCTCTGATTGCCAAACGGTCACTTTCTTTGGCATCCGCAGGCAGCCGTCTTTGACCTCGTGCATGGTTGGATATAGGTTGCCTGCGGATCACTGCTAAGGAGCGCACGATGAGTATTTTCAACGACGAACGCTGCTATCGCCCGGACGAGATCGCGGACAAACTGAGTGCCGACATCTCGACCATCTACCGGCTGATTAAAGATATCGACGATCCCATGCCGGCCTTCCGACTTAAAAACAACGGCCAGATCCGGGTGCATGGCAAAGACCTGAACGCCTACCTGGAAAGCCATAAAATCGACCCCTTGAACGAGTGACCCGATGGCGCACACCAGAGAATTCAAAATCAAGCGTGAATCCTGCCGGGACGCCTATCTCAATGGGAAACATGACCTCGAGGAGCTGGGCATCGCCCTGGGCGTTTCCGAAATCACCATCCGCAAGTGGATCAAGGCGGGACGCTGGGATGAGTTATACCGCGAGGAACACCGCCTGGACTACGAAATCAAGGTAGCCCGCAAGAAAGCCCTCATCCAGGCATTGCGAGAATACGCCCAGAACCCTGCTGATACGGCTTTGCAGAGCCTTGTATCCCTGATCAAGCATGACCGGCGGGAGAACGAGCCTGCGAAAGAACTGAACGAGTATATCATTCGGTTCCTGGATCAGACGACCGACTACATGGTCGAGAAGGGCCATGAAAGCCTGCTCAAGAATTTTCAGGAGATTCTCCTCGATCTCGCCGAATACCTGCGCCTGAAAAATGGCTAAGAAGTTCATCCAGAAGCAGCAGAAGGCACTCGCCGACATCGCTGCGAAAACTTTATCGATCCTTCCATTCCCCGACGATACCCCGGAGTTGAGAGCCTCCCGCATCGCCCTGGTGAAAGCCCAGGGCTGGGAGGCTTTCTCCTTTTTCTGCCGCGGTTACTTCCCGCATGTCTTCGGGCTGCCCTTCTGCTCCGCCCACGAGACCATGTTCCGTGAGGTGGACGAGAACAACGGCATCACGGCCATCACCGGCTTTCGCGGACTCGGCAAAACCGTGTTGATGGGGGTCGTCTACCCGATCTGGCGCATCATCCGGGGAGAGAGCTACGTGATCCACACCGCCGCCGACATCGACCTGGCGGAGGAGCGCACCGCCTTTACCCTGCACGAGCTACAGAACAATCGCAGGTTGCTCACCGACTTCCCCGAACTCACTCCGGTGGATACCTTTCCCCTCGATTTCTTTCTGAGGAATAGGTGCCGTATCCGGGCACGCTCGATCCGGCAATCCCATCGCGGGACGATCAATCCGCAGACCGCGAAACGGCCCGGGCTGGTGGTCTGCGACGATATCGACAAGGAAGAGCACATCGGGAACCAGTCCATCGGCAAACGGCGCATGAACATGATCCTGCATGAGATCGCTGGTGTTCTTGCACCGGACGGCTCCGGCAAGGTCATCTGGCTTGGTAACCTCGTCCACCCCAACTACGCGATCTGCCAGTTCCAGGAACTCATTATCGCCGATCTGAAGGCCGATCGCCCGGACGACGACTTCCAACGCGAATCAGTGCTCCGCACCCCGCAACGGGCGATTCTGCGTTTTCCTCTGGAAACCCCGGAGGGCACCTCGGCGTGGGAGGAGCAGTACCCGACGGATTCCCTGCCCGATCTCCGGGCCAAGTTCGGCTTCACCGGCTACCAAAGGGAAATGCTCGGTATCCCGGTGATCGAAGGCAACATCTTCAAAAACCACTGGTTCCTGAGGTGGCGATCCCTCCCGCCCATGAAACGCGTCTGGCTCTACGCCGACCCCGCCTGGGGCGAGAAAGGCTGCTACAAGGCCATCATCAGCATCGGCTACGATGGCCGCCTGTTCTACGCGATGGACGTGTGGGTGCGCCAGACGGAAAACACCCGGCTCTTTACGAAGTTCCATGAGGTTTGGGAGTATCTGAACGGCCGATTCGGAGCGCGTTTCCGAGCCGCGATGGAAACTTCGTTTGGGCAGGAGCGCATCCTCGCCGACTTCGACCGCTGGTGTCTGGATACCGGCCTGGCTCCGATCAGCCGGCACATCAAGCGGATCGACAACCGCGAGAACAAGAACCTGCGCATCGAGCGCACCGAGACCGTGATCGAGACGGGCAAAGTGCTGTTCCCGGACGGCCAGGACACCCCGGTATTGGTTTCCCAATTCCTGACCTACCCCGACGGCTACATCGACGCCTGTGACGCGCTCGCGGGCTGCCTGGAACGCTTTGTCGAATACGACACCGGCCGCAACCGGGTTCGCGTGCGCAGACTGGTATTCTGAGGCCGGGAGAGGGGTAGAAATGGATTATTACGACCGGGTGATGCTGGAATACTATCGCGTCCTGAACAACGCCTGGAAAACCGAAATCAAGGATGCGGCCCGGCGAGCTATCCAGATGCTCTCCGACCTGCCCCGTCACGAAAAGCTGTCCAAGACCCACATCGACCAACTCATCGAGGTGATCGGCTCGCAACTCGGTGACGACTTCGCTTCAGCCGTCAACCAGCCCACGAAAGCGTTCATGGAGCGCAATCTGAGATTGGGATTAAGAGATGCCCAGGTAATGGTTCCCTCACGTGCCAGCGTGGGCTTGTGGGGTCTCGAGGATCAACGGCTCTCCAACATCGTCCAGCAGCAGCAGACGTTTTGGGTGGGTAATCACTTCGAGGCTGACGTTCGGAAAAGCTTCACCGACACCCTCTCCACCGCCCTTGCGCAGGGCTACACCAAGGAGATGCTGGCCGACGCGCTGAAAACCCAGTTCGCGGATCTCGCCGAAAAGTCCGCTTCGTACTGGCAGGGTCTGGCCGAGCATACCGCCCTACGGGTGCGGGAGTTCGGCAGACTCCAGGGCTACAAGAAAGCCAAGGCCCAGTACTACCGGCTGGTGGTGATTCTCGACGACCGTACGTCGGACATCTGCCGCGCCCTCGCCGCTCAGGACAAGGTCTATCCCCTCAACACGGCCCTCGATGTGATGGATAACCTTCAGTCCCTCAACACCCGCTCCTCCAGCCTGGACGAGGCCCGCGACTACATCAAGGCACTTGCGCCATGGGTCAAAGACGACCAGGTCGTTTACAACGACGAGGACGAGCCGATCGGGGTATCGGGTGCGCATGCACCCTTTCCGCCCTTTCACTGGCGGTGCAGAACGACGACGGAGATCGTGGGATAAGGGGAATTGAGAAGTAGTGGTGTCCAACAAGGAAAACTGGCTGGGCGGCCAGTTTTCGCTGTTTAGAGGGAGGTTATTCTTCGTCTGGGGCGGGATCGGAGAAGTCGTCGGCGTTGTTGGGGTCGCTCATGAAGGCGATCACGTCCTGCTTCGTGGCTGTCCAGTTGAGGATTCGGCCGGTTTTGAGGTCGATCTCGAGGCGAATGTAATCGCCCCAGTGCTCTTCCGGCATAAACTTGGGCACCGGGCCGTCGTAGAACTTTATCACCTGGCCGTCTTTATCCATAAACGAGGCGTTGCAGCCGCTCATCACCTTGGCGTTCAGGTACATCTTCTTCGGGGTCCGGCGGGTGGTCTTTTTCGCTTCCATCGTAGTCTCCTTTGTGTTTGTAATTACATGGCTACAATGGAGATAACGCACAAGGAAGTCAAGGTCTATAGAAGATTTATCCGCACTATTTTCAGCAGGTTAGGGGTGGGAGTTGTAGGAAATGGAGGTGTTGCCCAAACGAGGAAACTGGCCGGTCAGCCAGTTCTCGCTACGATCAATCAGCTATATCACCAGCTCTGCGGCATCGCTGTCGAAGAACGCCTTGACCATCTCCTTGGTGACGTCCCAGTTGACGATCCTGCCGGTCTTGAGGTCGATCTCCAGGCACATGTTCTCGCCGTCGCGTTCGCCGGGGATGAACTCCGGGATGCAGCAGTCGTAGAGCCGCATCCGCTCGCCGTTCTTGTTGAAGAAGTCCCACTTGAAATGCCCCAGGTAGTTCGCCCGCACCCGCACCGTTTTCGGCTTGTCGTTTCTCAATTTCTCGCTGACCATGTCTCGCTCCTTGTGCTTCTAAACATGGTTCTACGATAAAGATAGCGCTGGATGAAGTCAAGGGGAGAGTGCTGGCTTTATTATTTTTGCTGATACCGCCATCGCTTAACTACATCCATGATTTTGTCTTGAATAGGGTGGGTATGCTGCCAGCCCTTTTCGAAGTCTATATCATGCGATTTTGGCAGTTGATGCGTTTCTAATGTGCGAATCATGATTCGAGAAGGTATCATTGCTGCTTGGCCAACAAAGATCGCTTCTTGGCGTCTAAGTCCTGATAGCATCTTCGTAAGCCCAGACATGGAATCAGGAAGAATTGACCGGACATGCTCTCTGTCCGCTTCATTTGTGATTCTCAGCACAATCCAGCTGTTACACTGAGAAAGGACTGTAGCCTCAACTTCACTTGGCCTTTGTGATACCAGCAGAAGCCCAATGCCGTATTTTCGTCCCTCTTTAGCGATTCGACGTATTGCTTCTTGAGCTGCTTCATATTGAGCTTCACCTCGATTGGGAACATATCTGTGAGCTTCTTCACAAACAAGTAAAACAGGGTCTTCTTCGCGCTCCTGAGTGGTTTGCCATACTTTAATACTAAAAAGAGTCCGAGCGATGATAGCACTAGCTATTCCGGCAATCTCATTCGGGACTCCGGATAAATCCACAATGCAAGGATGACCATCACAATTTGTTAACTGTTCAATGATGCACGAGATCGAGTCTCCTTGTTCTGAATTCCACTCTTTCATTAGGAAGTTCAATCGAGGATCGAGTCTCAAGGACTCAATTTTCGCGATGATTTTATTATAAGCCTCATGATCTTTTTTGTTTTTGTTATCGGGTCTTTGTTTGTTGATTTCACCTATCAGCCCTTCTGAATAGAGCGCATCATCTGAAGTTCTCCCAAAATCATTCAAGGCGATACCACTAGCTCCGATGGGATATGGGATTGGGGAATCTACAGTGATTTGATTCTCATTAAACTGAAGCAGTCGAGCTGAGCCCTTACGAATTGCATACAATGCGTTCTTGACGATATTGGACTGAGAAGTGGCTGCTTCTGTTGTTTTCCCAATCAATAGAGTTACTGTCTCCTCCAAATTCATCAACCAGTATGGGAGATCAAGAGTTCCATTATCCGTTGAGCGGAGATAATGCTGATCAAAAGCGCCTCCATACTCCCCATGGGGATCAAGAATGATGATCCTAGGTTTCCAAGCAGCATGCTCATCATGAGTGTGCTTTTCAAGCAGACTATGTAGAACTGCGGCAACGGTTCCGGATTTACCTGAACCTGTTGAACCGAGGATAGCAGTGTGCTTTCCCAGTAGTTCATTCATGTCCGCATAGCAAGGCGTTTCCACAGACCCGACGTGGTTTCCTAATCTAACAATGGCTCCCTTTCCTTGTCCATATATCCCGCGCAGCTCATTTTTAGGGGTTAAATACACCGTCTGTTGGGGTAATGGGTATGTGGAAATCCCCCTTTCAAATGAAAGTTCCCAGTCACCCTCACTGCTTTTCTTCCATACTCCTTCACCAAACAAATCAGCTTCTACTATTCTCTCGTCCGATGCTGTTGCTGTGATTATTCCTCTTTCGGCTTGAAGCTCGGATTTCATCCTAAGGCGACCCACAAAAGCATAAAGGAGCTTTCTTCCAACATGAATTTTCAGGATCGATCCAAACTGGCCAATAGGATACACTTCGCCAGCAAATACTCGAGACAACTCCGATAATGATGATTGAAGCTCGGCGATTATGTGAATCCCGTCCACTTCGATGATACTGCCGATTGAAAGGTTCTCGATGGGATCGCAAGGAGACTGCCGCAATGTACTCATGCTTCCCCCCTAAGTAGTCGCACAAAATTCTCAAACTTCCACCATAGCAGTTCTGACTCTGATCGCTGAGTATCGCTTCCGTGAAATACACCTTTGTTGGCATATATTCTGATTTGGTCAGAAACATCCTTATCATCGTGCCATTGCTTCAGCTGGCCGAGAGGCTCATCATCTGAGGTCAAAGCCACGACAGTTAAATTTCCCTCCGAAACTCTTAATGCACGGTCAATTTCAGCATTTATATGCGCGTCACTGAAGCTATATCCACAAGTGAACAGGACTTTTTCCGATTGCTTCTTAGCTTCAAGTTCTGACCTGGCCTGGTTTAAAAGCTGAGCGTATGGATCGAGCTGAGCTTGGGTGTATTTAGTAGATGCGGGCCAAATGAGGATAGTTTTTTCCTCTGTATCCGGGATTATTCCTGGGGCACAGCGGCGGGGTAATGGATCATTTTCGATCTGAAGCCAATCAATAGACCCGTGAAGTTTTAACACATTGGAGTAAATTCCTGAAAGAGTGAACTTGCTTGGATTCCACCAACCTGAGGATCCTCCCTCAATCCCATCACAAAATGGGATCTTCTCTAAAGCTAACGCATCCTCGAGAAGGGTATCGTAGTTTAGCACCAAATACGTGATATTGCTGAGCTGAGTTGGGCGACCTGGTCGGTTTTGTTTGTGAACAGCTTTAACGAATGTCCGATGCAAACCCGTATTCGCATTGTTCGTTGGTCGCTTGATACATTTTGATATTCCTTCTTTTATCTCTTCGACTGCTTTTCGGAGTTGTGTTTTCGAATATTTCTTTTCCCCTATCGTCGCAGATGGGTCTTTAATACCTTTTTCAAATCGGCGATCAGCTATTGATAGGTGGTCAATAAGCTCGCTTAGATAATCTTCAATGTTGGGGGCTATTCCATTTTCGAAGTTGCTTCTGATGCCTTCTAAGATGCTCTTCGAATCGTTACTCAGGCAATTCCGTTCTAACACCTTATCAGTCAGTTCACCCATCAATGGTAAGCCAGCACATTTGCTGCAGCCTGCACCCAGAAGGAATATGCACTTCCCTTGTGTGAGAAGTTCCTCAACAACCTTTACATCTGGTGCAAAATCTTTAAGGATCACGCTGAGATCATCTCGATTATCAGGACACATATAGCCTCCAGAGAATTTCATGAGCAATCTGGACCCATATATACTCTAATCTAATCTGTATCAGCATCTTCTTGTATCTTCTCCATCTCGATAATCGTTTTCGAGTGCTTCTTTCCCTTGATGATGACCATTTTATCCCATAATGGACGCACGATATCATCGATTAGACCTTCGGGAACACGCACGGTATAGAAAACTCCTTTACAATTGATCTGTATCTCGGGCTTTTCCTTACTTTTATCAGCGACTTGAAGTATTCCTCGGATCGTTACATCGCTACCCTTTTTTAGTGCTTCAATCGTGTTAATGAGCTCCGGATCTGGTTCAGATGTAACTTGGAGCTTCTCTTTTTGCTTTTTTACGATGATTCGTTTTTCACCTGAAGCCGATGAATATGTGAACCCGACCGCTTTTATGCTATCGCCATCAGGACGAAGATTGTCGCAAAGGGCGATAAAATTACCGTAGTACTCTTCCGAGCCAATTCTAGTCTTGAGCTCCTCCATTTTATTCTGTTCAAGAAGCTCTATACAATCTAGTACTTCTCGTAGTATCTCCTTTTTGGGAGCTGCTTCAAATAATTCGAGCTGCTCTCCAGGGACTGCAATTCTAAATGTTACCGCAAAACTGGCAGCTCTCGGCTCTGATAAATAGGGAGTGAACCCTTCAATAATGGGTTTGGGGATTTTTTTATTGAATTCACCGTTCTGGGTTTTTCGCTGAGCTGTTCGTTGAATCAATTTTGAGATGGCCCCAGCTCTTGGGAGATAATCTTCAAAACGGGCAAAGCCATTGCCTACATCATTTCCTTCGAATGACATCTGAAACTCTTCTTCTGAAAGATGAACCCCTTTTAGTTCAAGATGTCGCCCTTGATTTATATCCTCGTACAGGTCACGAAGCTCTTCCGCTACCCACTCAGGAGGATTCCCAACTAACCCGGTACACACTAACTTCTCGGCTTCTGTGAACAAGCCGAGATCAAACGCGATGCTGGCTGCGCTTCGATAGAGGATTGATCTTGATGGCTCAATGTCCTCATTGAGGAGCATGCTTGCAGCCTGACTTTCCTTCTCGTAAGCCAGCAGCTTCAAATCATGCGATAATTTAATGTCTTTATTCAATTTCGCGATTTGAGCTTTATCAAGAAGCTCCATTGCCTCATCATGAATTTTCTCAATCTCCTGCAACATGCGACACCTCCGCTTCGGGGGTAGAAAACGCCGTCACAACAACAAAAACCGGCAAATCTTTGTACTTGCGTGATGCTTGCTGGATCTTCTGCCTAACTCGCTCTTTGATATCTGATTTGCTCTTCAACTTCTTAATCCCAGAGACCTCAAGTTTGGCTTGATAACCTTGAAAAAGCTCGCTGTCTCTGTTGGCAAGCATATAATCAAATCCGGTTCCCTTCGCAGATCTCTTTACCACATCATAATTGGTGAGCTCGTTTACTACGATGAAGGCGATTGCTTCAGCTCCCCACTCAGTGGATTCCTGGTAATCTGAATAGCTGTTTATGTCGCATTCCTCAAGGGATTCCCAGTTTAAATCAATCGTCTCAGTTAGAGAGCCTGTTACTGACAGCTCAACACCTGGCTGCTTGCCTTCGGAATGAAGGCATACAGCTGCTGCCTTTCCCTTGCATAGCATGATTTCCTTACTCAATCGAGGCAGATTAGCGGGATCATTCAGTTGGACCTGCCTATTCCCCATACAGCACCCTCCGTCCTATGATTTTGGGAAACGAGATTCCATCACTCCCCACTTCCCGAAGCCACCATGTTGATTCACGGCATCAACCCATTCCTGCAAGTAACGCTTCTTCACCCGATCCTGTTCTGCCTCCTGGCCTTTGGTTTCGAGAATCCACATCTCGCCATTCCGGGTTCGGATTAGAAAATCAGGTCGGTATTTCTTCACGATACCCTTGAAGATGTATAAAACCTCGAAGTTCAGATGATCGTTCTTTGCCCATGCAACTACTTCGGGGTCATGATCGAGATGGAAGGCTTCAGATCCTTCCCAGGTACTGTCTAACACGGCATTATTAATATGCGACTTCTTGGTATACTCGCAGGGCTTGCTTGTGAACCAAGTGGGCATGTCTCCAGTGGAACGTACCGGGTGATCACGGTCGAACAACGGCTCATAATACTCGGTATTGGCATACCGAATGGCATCGCCAATGTGCTGAATCACCTTACTCATATTCAGCGTGATTATCAAACGTCTTCGCAAATCTCCATGATTGAATAACGGCGGATCGATGATAATCTTGTCGGATGTGACAAAATCCTCTACCAGATGTACTAGTTGGGCAAGCAAGTACTCCTTGTTGCCTTTCCACTCTGAGCTGATAAGCTGGAAATTGTCACGTGCGGCCTCGAAAACAATCCGCTGAGTTCGAAACTCCTGCGCTAAGCTTTCCAAGTCGATCTCGGTAATTTTTGAGACATCCGGTTTGCCATCGACTACCGGTGCCAGTGCTGCAATTTGCCTGGTATCTGAAGCATCTAAGACCAACGGTTGTACTTTCTCCCAGTCCAATGCCAAGGTCGGTCGGAAAACCCGCTCAATGCGGATGACGTTCGGCCAAGAAATAGCGAATTCTGCTTTGTCATCATCCGGGAAGACCGGGATTTTGGGATTGGGAGGCGGTGGAGGTGCGCCTTCACCACCTTCATGGGGTAGAAAAGTGAATGGAACGCCGAAAATATTCACATATTCCGGTTCAAACAAACCTGTTGTTGGATCAACATCATAAGTGGTTCTGCGCAATCCACGACCGACCACCTGCTCGCACAATAACTGACTGGAGAAGGCTCGCAGTCCCATGATGTGCGTTACGGTCTTTGCATCCCAACCTTCAGAGAGCATGCCTACTGAAATCACGTTTCGGACAAGACTACCAGGTAGTTGCTGTCCACTCTTGCCAAGCTGCCCAACGGTATCTACCATCCGCCGGAGGAGTTCCGCTTGGGCTTTCTTTGTCGATTTCCGTGAGGCAAGAGCATCTCCATTCTCATTACTATCTGTGTCATCGGATGGATGCACCGTATCTATAAGCTCTTCTTGCGATTCAGCGATATCCAGGACTTTTGAGTCGATATGTAGAATATTCGGGGCCTCACATAACTCATCAATATGGACTTTTTTGAATTCGAAGGCATGCTTCACCCGGGCGGCAGTCTCCGTGCGATTGCAGACGGTGATCATCACCGGGGGTACAACCTGACCATTGGCTGTCCATGATCGCATCGTTTCGCGCCAGTCATATCCAAGTAGGTAGTAAGCGTTTAATACTAAATCGGGAAGTGGTTCTTCCGGTTTGGCAGAACGATTGAGGTCGGTCTTCACATCATCGTCGTTGTAGATATGGTACAATCTGGATTTATAGGTCTTTGCATCCGGGTGGGCATCGTCACGAACCACGACTCTGGGCGTCTTGACCAATCCTGCCTCGATGGCGTCATTTAGGCCGAAATCACTAATAATCCAAGTGAAAAGGGATTCCTCCGAGCTTTTCTTTCCAGATGGAGAAAAGGGCGTAGCGCTAAAATCGTAACAAGTGAGAATACCCCGGGCATTGTGAATCCTATCCAGGCCGCCGATCCACACGGTTGCTTCTTCGGCGCTGTCTTTCATATCTCTGGTACGTAGATACTTGCCTTCCGCAGTAACGTTTACTCTCCAGGCATGATGTGCTTCATCATTAATCACCAGGAGATTGCGGGTGTTGGCCATTTCTCCAAGCACCTCTCGAACATAGGCTTCATCGCTTTTTGCTCCACGTTTGTCCACTGATCGTCTTTTTCTGATCTGCTCTTCGGTATCCCAAGCCAGGGCATGCCAGTTGCGAACCAGAACCTTTCCCTGGCGTAGTTTGTCCAGGAGTGCAGATGGAACCACCCGAAAATGCTCGTAGTAATTACCCTCTGCGCTTGGTTCCAGCACTGCCAATCGACTTTTCACCGTCAGCCCGGGTGCTACGACTAATACATGCTTAGAGAAGCGTGTGTCCTGGGGGCTAGTGACCTTATTCAACACCTGCCAGGCGATGAGCATGGCCATGACGATTGTCTTACCGGAGCCGGTCGCCATCTTTGAGCACAATCGTTGAAAGAGACTGCCATCAGTGGGAATATCGATGCCTGTCTTTTCCGAGGCAGGAGCTTCGGTAATCCAGATAATGGTCTCGATAGCTTCCATCTGGCAGAAGAAGAATCGTCGTTGTTCGAATTCCTCCGGATCACTCCAGAATTCCAGTAACCTCTTGGTCGTACTGGAAACGCCGGGATAACCGTTTTCTCTCCAGGACTTCACCCGGGGACGGATTTGATTGACCAATGGGATTTCGACAAAAACGCCTGGATCGTCGTAGGCTTTTGATCGTTCAGAAGCAATCACATACCCAGCGGGACGGCGACCATCAGCCTGATCGAAGAGGCGGGAAGAAGCGTCGTACTTCCAGTAGTGCTTCGGCTCTTCGTATGGGGAATTGATAATCAGGCGATCAATCGTGGTCTTAGGCATCAGTCCAACCTCTTCACAACCAGGCTTTCAATGCCTCGATCATCCACGATTTTCACAGCAATGCGTTTATGGTTGCCGGCAGCAAAGGGTAGTGATTTCGTACTTCGATAAAACTCTATAAGCTCAGGATCGATCTCAGCTCTCAAGTCCTTCGCCAACTTCGACCATCCCTTTTTATCGTCTTCCAAGGGCAGAAATACCTGGCAGGGAAAGATGCTTCGCCCATCATAATCTGTATCCAGCATCCATAAAGCGATCTTGTCTTTTCCACCCGACTCAAGCTGCCCGGATTTCGTGTTGTAATAGTCAAATCCCTCTACATATACCTGATGCTGCCCAGCCTCAACCTTCTCGATTCGTACGTCAGGCTGGCCAATAAGCCAGAAAGACTCGTTTGAGGAGCGTTTCTTCTTCAAGTCCTCGGTCAGCAGGTCACCGTTCATGTAAGCCCGGAGTAATTGCACCCCCGGCCACTGAGTTTCATCGATATCTTTTGCTGCTTCCGGATCGAACTGAAATGATGCGAAAAGCAGAATACTCGGTTTCGGCATCAGGGTTTGAGCCTCTTCCAAGGCGAGGGAGACCTGCCGTTGTTCGAGAGGCATGAACTCCGATCCAAACGACACGACAACCCTGAGAGGATTGAAGGCAGGAGCATTTTCTCTTACAGAGTCTCCGCCTTCATCTGTTGGTTTTGTCTCACCATCAGCATGCAACCATCGGCATCCTGGCAAGGGCTCAAGACGTGAGAACCGTAAATACTGGCTGTTCTTTCCACGAGCGCCAGTGCGAAGTAACTCATCCCGCCACTCCGCTTGCCGAAGGGTTTCGCCCGATCTCGACAGGCTTTCGTCTGAGGCGGGTTCTTCTCCATTGATGATTTCCTCGATACTCTTCACTGCCGGAGCTGGAACAGCTTCTACTGTGAAGGGCCCAGTGACTCGACGCCGTGACCTATCTATGCTCGGAAGATCGAGTAAATCCTCCTCGGTTGGTTGTTCTCTATTCGCTATTGAACCCAGCGTAACGTGAGGTACTTTTCGATACTTGAAACCGCTACCAACCCCTTCTGACGGGTGAGCCAGTTCATAATAGTCGAATACAGATGTCATTAGCCTTTGCTTGGCTAATGTAAGGGCTATTCGGGAAGTATCGCAAGTAATCCATCGACGTCCATATTGTTCCGCAACATAGGCTGTTGTGCCGCTGCCACATGTGATATCAAGAACTAAATCTCCTGGCATTGAGCTCATCAGCATGCATCTTTTTACAATTTCGTCAGATGTCTGAACAACATAGATCTTATCCCCCGGAGCTCCAATCTGTTCCCAAAGGCTGTTGATGGCTACTACAGGAAAATCATCAAGATAGACTTTACAGCTCAAACTGTTCTTCTCAATCTCTAATCGATTCTCTCGTTTAAGTTTCTCCAGACCCTGGTAGGAGTACTTCCATTGAGTTCCCTTGGGGGGGTAGTATACCTTGTCTTTGAACTTGAATCCATCTCGCTTCTCTGTTCCTTGGGCATTAACACCTAATAACCTGTATAGCTTCCAACCTTTATGCTCGGACATAAAGAGCGCCATATTCCGCCTTTCATCACCCGACAAAGATATCGTGACTTCGCCTTCAGGGTCTTCAGCGCGAAGATGAGAGCCCGCTGAATCTGCAAACCACTGATAATCTCTCTCATAAAACAACTGGTTATACTTAACATTTTCCTTATTTTTCGCATACCACACCACGTAGAATACCGCATTATTCAGCAGTTTCTTCGCAAACATGACCGAGGCACGCTTAATTGTGATCTGACTGACGAAGTTCTCTGCACCGTAGATTTCATCCATGATTGCACGCACACGATGAACATTCTCATCGGAGATCTGGACGAAAACGCTGCCTGAATCATGAAGCATTTCTTTGGCCAATAACAACCGATCACGCAAATATGCTAAATATGAGTGTATTCCCAATTCCCATGTGTCCCGAAAAGCCTTGAGCATTTCTGGTTCACACGTTAGGTCATCATCTTTGTCGCTCAGCGAAATTGAATTCTTATCAATGAAAGGCTGGAAGTTCGAGCTGTATTTAATTCCATACGGAGGGTCAAAATACACCATTTGAACTTTGCCCGCGTAGTCTTCTTTAACTAAGAGCGAATTCATTACTAAGAGGGAGTCACCGGCGATCAGCCTGTTTGACCAATCATGCTTGTGTTTATAGAACTGAATCGCTTCTCGAAGAGGCGGGTTCTCCGCAGGTTTCTCGAAGAAAGAGATGGTCATCTGCTCTCTCGTCTCTTCTTGCTCTTGCTTTCGAACAGCTTCGATAATCGTTAAAGGATCGATTCGCTCATGCACATGCAAAGATACCGTTGGTACCTCGAAGCTGGTATGCTCAGATTTCCCTGCCCATTGAAGCTGTGGGTCGATATGCGGATCGTAGGAGTAGGTCTTCTTGTTGCCATCCGGATCGTTTTCCGGTGTTACCATTCCCACAGGCGGGTTGTTTAACCGCTCTTCCTTGCCATGGATATAGGTATCGATGGGTTTCGACAAATCTGATAGTTTTTTGGGCATTTGCGCTTCCTTCAACCTTTTTGGCCATGGGGACGTCTGCGATAGTGCTGCTTGATTCCGACGATCCCCAATCGTGTAATAAACTTCATGAGTTTGTGAGAATGCAAGTTTTTTTTCTATTTTTCTCATTTGTGTTCTCTTGCATCTACAGGCACCCGTGTTTGATCGGGGGCAGGGTCGGAGGTAGGATGGCTCCAGCAATGAACAAGGAGCCACCATGGATAAAGCCCTGCTCGAAACTCTCAAGGAGCAACTGATTCGGCACGAGGGGTTAAAGCTCAAGCCATACCGCTGCCCGGCGGGGAAGCTCACCATTGGCGTGGGCCGGAACCTGGACGACTGTGGGATCAGCCGGGACGAGGCCCTCACCCTGCTGGAGAACGACATCCGCCGCTGTGAGACCGAGCTTCAGGCCCACATCCCCACCTTGTTCTCCCTGCTTTCCCCAAACCGCAAGGCAGTGCTCGTGAACATGGCGTTCAACTTGGGCACGGCGGGTCTGCTCGGGTTCCATGCCCTGCTGGCGCACGCCGCCGAGGGGGATTTCGAGAAAGCGGCCAACGACATGCTCGTCTCCAAATGGGCAAAACAGGTCGGGAAGCGGGCTATCGAGCTGTCCGAGCTGATGAGGAAGGGATGACGACCCCCGCGATCCCGGTCGAGACCAAGTTCGTCTGCGCGATACTGAACCTGCCGGACGAGATGCGCGACCGCATGATCTTCGAGGAGCACCGCCCGCTGGTGTTGCAACGCCTGCGCTCGGTGACCTTTGAGGACGCCTATCAGGAAGCCTTGCAGGGGTTTCATGACGATGACCCCGCCTTCACTGCCTTCCGGTTCGGATACGCCTTCCTGATGCTGGCCTCGGTGGTGGAGTTCCTGAACCTGAAGACCTTAGGCGAGGGGATTATCAAGTCCACCGGGTTCGATGCGCAATCCACGGAACTGCTGACCGGTAGCGAGATCGAGTCGTTCAAGGCCACTTTGGAACGTCGTGCCCTGGAATCGCTCACCGATTACCTCAACCCTGTGGGTCGCAACCGACTGGACGCGCTCTGCGACCGGGTGGGACACCGCATTCGGGCGGTGGTGATATGAGCGGGGACGAGCTGATGGTGGCTATTTACAAGGCGATCCTGGAAGCCCTGGAGAGCCGCCTGCACCTGATCGGGTCGGTCTTGGACGGCGACGCCCGACGACTGACCCTCGAGCGGGGAATCTACGACAAGGGCGACTTCTACAACAACTTTGGCTATCTCGTGACCGTGGAAGGTGATGGCATTACCCTGCACGTCGGTTCCAATGTCCGTCACGAGTCGTTCGTGCTGGGTGGGAAGGTTTCCTCGTGGACGCCGTTGGCTCCCCTGAAAGCATGGGTGGAGCGTAAACATTTGTCCTGGCAGGACAAGAAGACCGGCCTCGACCTGACCGTCGAACAGATCGCCTACCTCATCCGGGGCAAGATCAAGCGCGAGGGGATACCGGAGCGGAACGTCGTCGCTGAAGTGATCGAGAAGCGCGAGAGCTGGATTATCAGGCAGTTGGATGACATCCGGGTGGTGCTCGCATGACCCGGGACGCCTTCCTCGCCGACCGCCAGCGGATCGTAGATGCCCTCAATCGTGCCGGTATCGCAGAAGTCCGCTTCCACAAGGACGACCTGCCCAAGACGTTTCCCTGCGCGGTGGTCGTCCTGGACACCGAGGACGGCCTGCTCCCGACCGGCCGGCAATACCTGGAATCCCGCCTCGGGTGGACGATCTACCTGGTTGTAGACGCCTTCCAAAAGGCCGATCCGGATGCCGATCTTTACCAGTTGAAAGAGGACTTTAGAAGCAAATATATCGGGTTGTTGGGCCGCGATTTCGCCCACATCGATTATTATTCCGCCCGGGCCGACGCACGCCCCGTTCGCATCGCCAAGCTGACCACCAGCAAGGGCGGTGGGGCATGAGGTTCAAGCGTTTAAGCGGGGTTAACCTTGCCATCACCGAAACCGCTGACCTGATTGAGGATAAGTACAAAACGGAGCCGGTCGATCTGGAGAAGTTCACCCCGGTCGGGCCGTGGCTTCTGGAAAAGGCCGACGAACCCCGAAAGACCGTCGCCGCGCCTTACTCGATGGCGAAGTTATTGAATCTGCTCGATGTGGACGAGTATCATTGCGGGTGCGTGGATGCGGTCGTCATGGCCACGATCACCCAATTCGTGGTGAACAACGCGCAGGTGAAGGGCTGGCTGGAAGCGGCCGAGTTCCCCGGCACCGAGGACGCCGCGACCATCATTGCCGAGTTCGTAAAGTACTGCCTCGCCTGTGGTAACGGCTTCCTGGTGAAGATGCGCAACGCGAAGGGCGAGTGGGTGGGCTGCGAGCGGCTTTTGCCTTCGGAGGCGCAGATCATTGAGCGTTTCGACGAGTTCGGGTTCTTCCGGCCCGACTTCATCCAGGTCAAGAACGGCCAGCGTCGATATTTCCCGAACACCGATATCATCCACTTCAAAAAGGGGACGCACAAGTCCACCGCTTGGGGCCTGGCCTGCCTGCCAGTTGCGATGAACATCGAGATTCTCGGCGAGATCAAAACCTTCGACTACAACAATTTCCGCAACGGCCTGCTCATCGACTACTTCGTGATCGTCGAAGGCGGGAGTCTGCGCGACGGGACGGTCACCGACAACGACGGAAACACCGCCATCACCGACGCCTACGCTGAGATCGAGAAGGTGCTGGCCGAGACCAAGGGCAACCCCAAGAGCCACAGCACGGTGCTCATTGAAAGCGAGAACAAGGACGTGCACATCCGGCTGGAGCCGCTCCGCCAGGAAGCCAAGGACGGCGGGTTCCTCGCGCTCAAGAAAGACCTCCGCGAAGGTATTTTCGCCTACCACCGGGTGCCCGCGAGGGTGGTTTCCCAGCTCATCCCCGGCCAACTCGGCGGGGACAACCGTTCCGACATGCTGATGTTCTACCACTTTGTCGTGAAGCCGCTCCAGAGGCGGATCGCTCTCGTGCTGGCGAAGGAGTTCAACCGCGAGTTCGCCTGGGACGTCAAACCCGAGGAGTTCGACTTCGGCGACATCACCACCCTGTTCCAGTCCGACGACGAGAAACTATTCCAATCCAACAAGATAAACTGAAGGAGGAACAGTGAACCTGTTCAAGAAAAAGACGATCAGCAAGGGCGAACTTCGCAACATCGAGGTCGATCTGGTCTCCCTGTTGTTCGATGACATGAACCCTGCCAATCAAAAAGGTTACGTGGTCAAGGCGGCCGATGGGAAGAGCTACCGGCACCGGTTCGGGTCGGTGAAGTTCAAGAGCGAGACCGCGGGCAAACAGGGGCGGCTCTATGTCACCCTGCTGGAGCCGGATACGCCCGATTCCCAGGGCGACGTGTATAACGCCGTGGAGGTGCAGAAGGCGTGTGACCACTTCGCCCGGCACGGGATGGTGGGCAAGTGCGACGTGAACCACGATCTGAAGCCGATCCCGGACATCTTCGTGGCCGAGAACTACATCCTCAAGGCCGCCGACCCGCATCAGTTCCCGGACACGCGACTGGGCGCTTGGGTGCAAGTGCTGAAGTGCGACGACCTTGCCTCGGAGCTGTGGCAGAAGGTCGAGAAGGGTCGCTTCAATGGCGTGTCGATCTACGGACGGGCGGACGACCTCGGCGATACCGGGGTGCAGTCGGCCTTGGACAGCATCAAGCAGGAAATCGCTGCTCTTCGCAAGGCCGCCGATCCGGGCATGACCGCTTCCCTGAACGGTCTGGAGGCGAAGCTGACCGAGCTGGAGAAATCCAGAGGGGATGTGCTCACCCGCGAGGCTCTGAAGGGCATCGAGAGCGGGTTGCAGGACCTGAACCGCAACCTCACCCGGGCGATTTCCAAGTCCATCGGCGGCGAGCCGATCCCGCAGTTCATCGACCGAGAAGTCGTGATCGACGGGCAGAAGGTGCTGGTAAAATCCAGTCACCGCGAGATCTACAAGGGCATCGCCGACGTGGATTCCGGGCAGGCGATGGGCATCCTCAACGCCAACAATACCAGTCTGTTCATCGACGAGGTGATCGGGTCGAAGCCCGGTGATACCCTGTCCGACATCACCATCGTGCCCTTGCTGAAGGACGAAAAAATCGACGTCGGGCTGATCGACGACCTCATCTTCCAGAACAGCCTGGATGGGGCCCTGACCGCCCAGAATGTGGCTACTGCCGACATCTCCTGCGTTACCGGTATCCTCAATGCCGAGTTTCGTTTGGGCCGCGACATCGTGGAGTTCTACAAAGACAAGTACGGGGCCGAGGCGTTCGGGGCGTACGTCGAACAGAACATCGCCCGCAAGACCGAGAAGGCCATGCGGTTGCTGCTGTTCCAGGGTGATCGTGTCTCGGCAACGCCAAAGCTGAAGGCCCTCGACGGTATCGTGAAGCAGGCCACCGCCGCGAGCGCGGTCACCAACTTGTCGAAAGCAACCTACACCACCTGGGCAGATCGGTTCGAGGCCCTGCTGCTGGCCTTTTCGGACGACATGCTGGAGGAGCAGACCAACTTCAACATCTACGTCGCCCAGCGCGACCTGATCAAGATTCGGGACGAGTTGGCCAAGCGCGCCACCAACGCCGGTGACCGGCTCCTGCTCGAGGGCGGAAACGTGTCTTTCGCGGGCATCCCGGTCAAGGGCCGTCTGTTGCCCTCCGAGACGCTCGTAGCAGGCCTGCCGAAGTTCATCATCCTGGGCTACCGCACCGAGGCGGAAATGAAGGTCGAGCACCACGGCGACGACTGGAAGTACCACTGGTACATCCGCATCCGGCCCGGCATCACCTACGTCAACGGCTTCGTCAAAGTCTTCAAACTCACCACCTAAACCACGGAGGATCAATGGATTTTATCATTCAGAATCACGAGTTCATCCTCGGCCTGGCCACTACGCTGGCCGCCTGGGTCATCGCCAAGATCACGGGCAAGTCCCTCGACAAGACCAAGCTCAACGCCGCCCTGGCCACCATCCTGGACGTGATCCAGGACATCAAGACCGGCCCCGAAACCGCCAACCTCAGCGACAGCGAGAAGAAGCAACTGGCTGTGGAGCGCGTTACCAAGGCCCTGCCAGAGAAGCATACCTCGCTGCTGACCAAGGCCTTCGGCACCATCGGCGGGGCGGTGGAGTTCGTCTTCCACAACCGCAAGTGGCTGTTCAGTTTGGGCAAGGTCGCCCGGAGCATCCTGTGAGATGCCCCTCGACCATTTGGGCGAAACGATCCCCCCGATCGAAGGAGATGACATGGCAGTAGCCGCACCCACTTACCCCTCCGGCATGACCGGCGATAAGCTGTTGATCGCCAATCTCATGCCCATCATGCCCGGCGATGCCGTGTACTTCGGTATTGGCCGCTACGCCACCGCTACGGAGGCCGACACCGCCTTCGGCTCCAGCACCGTCGCCACCACGCTTTCGAGTAACTACGACCCCCTCGGCGAGATGGCGGAGAAGGCCGGGAAGCTCGATTCCAAGCAGGCGAAAGTGAAGAGCCGCAACTACTCCTTCCCCGGCAAGCGAACCACGACCGTCGAACTGAACATTGTCGGCCTCTCGTGTGCCCAGAAGGATTACCTCGAAAGCGGCTCCTTCACCGGACGCGAGATCACCATCGTGGTTGGCTCGGCAGACAACACGCGCCTAGTCGTTCTGAACGGCCTGTATTGGACGATCGACATCACCGGCGAGGCCGATGGGCTATTCCAGGTCACCGTCTCGGCCGATTTTTCGGGTCCCACCACCGACCGTATCTACCTCTACCGTAGCTTTGTAAGAGGCGAGTGATGGAGTGCGTCTGCAAGCCGGAAATCCGCGAGAAGATCGATGCCGTGCACGTGGAAATCTACGGCAACGGCTCGAGCGAAAAGGCGCTCACCACCCGTATCGCCCGTTTGGAAAGCAACGTAAAACTGCTCATCGCCGTCTCGACCAGCCAGTTTTTCATGCTGGCCGGGATGGCGTTCAAATTGTTCGTAAGGCCCTGAAAAGGAGAAGTTTTGAAGGACAGGAAACTCAGTTATGGCCAGCTCCGGGCGATCCTGGGGCTGGCTCTGGAGAACGGGAAAATCAAGGCCCGGTTCGAGGACTTTCTCACCGGCAAGCTGATGAAACTCAATGAACTAGAATTGCTCGAACTGGTGCGGGACTCTGGGGCCGATCTGGAGCTCCTCCGCATCCTCACCAGCTCCGATCCGGCGGAGATCGATGCGGTCGACGCGCTCGAGACCGTCGCCGCTTTTTTCGCCTACTGGCGGGCCAGCAAGCCGAGGTTGGCCGGCTGGCTCGGGAGTTTGGGCTTCGCGGTGGAAGAAAAAACCACCCCTTCGAGAGGTTCGAAATGAACTGCCGCAAGCTCGGATTCGCCGCTTCGGACTTCGACGCCATGACCATGCCGGAGTTGTACTTGCGGCTGTGCCTGGCCTGCGAGAAGGAGGACTGATGGATTCCGTGATCGCCTGGATCGGAGGCAAACGCCTGCTTCGCAAAGAGATTGCGAGATACGTCCCGAAGGCCATCCAGGGCTACATCGAGCCGTTCGGCGGCGCGGCCTGGGTGCTGCTGTTCCGGGAACGCTGGGCGGGACTGGAAGTCTACAATGACCTCGATAACCGCCTCGTCAGCCTGTTCTTGCAAGTTAAATACCACCCCGAGGAACTGATCCGCGAACTCGATCTGATGGTAGCGTCCCGCCAACTTTTCGGGCAGATCCTCCGCCAGGAGGGCCTCACCGAAATTCAGCGCGCCGCCCGGTTCATGTGGATCATCACCCGTTCGTTCGGGGGCAAGGGCGACAGCTTCGGCACCTCCCAGAAACAAGGGGTGTCCAGCCTGCAGAACCGCCTGGAACGCATCCGGGAACTGAGTCGGCGACTGGATCGGGTGGTCATCGAAAACCTCGATTACGCCGAACTGATCCAGAAATACGACCACCCGGACAACTTCTTCTACTGCGACCCGCCCTACACCACCGGCTACACCTATGCCAACTCCAAGCGATTCAGTCACGAAGCCCTACGCGAGGTGTTGGGTTCCGTGAAGGGAAAGTGGATACTCTCGTACAACGACGATCCCATGATTCATGAACTTTACAAGGGCTTCTGCATCAAGCAGGTAACCCGCGCCAAGGGCATCAATCGCAAGGAAGGCAAGATGGACTACGCCGAGGTGATCATTGCCAGCTTCCCGCTGGAGGAGCAATGCTGAACAGCGTCATCTCGTGGGTGGGCGGCAAACGACTGCTCCGCAAGCAGATCATTCCACTCATCCCGAAGCACGACACCTACTGCGAGGTGTTCGGCGGGGCGGGTTGGGTGCTATTCGGCAAGTCGGCGGACAAGAAGGACTGGTTGCCGGACTCGGCGACTCGCGGCCGGGGCTACACCGAGGTGTACAACGACATCAACGGCGACCTGGTGAATTTCTGGCGGTACATCAAGATGCACCCGGAAGCCTTTGCCGCCGAGTTGAACACCTTCCTCGTTTCCAGGGAGACGTTCGAGGAATTCAAGGCCGGTCGCCCGCGCACCGAGCTGGAAAAGGCGGTGTGGTTCTACTACAAGCTCGCTTGCTCCTACGGCTCGCAGAGCAAGAACTTCAGCATCATGCACGGCCACAAGTACATGCCGCTGCGCAACGAGGAGCGGGTGAAGGAGGCTTCCGAGCGCTTGCGCGACGTGATCATCGAGAACATGGATTTTCAACGCCTGATCGCCCGCTACGACGGCCAGGACACCTTCTTCTACCTCGACCCGCCCTACTACACCAAAGAGCGGCTCTACGAGCGCGATGACGCCGAGGCGTTCACCCGTCACGAAGACCTGGCCGCGATCCTGAAGGGGATCAAGGGCCGGTTTCTGCTGTCGTACAACGACGACCCGTATATCCGCGAGCTATACTCGGGATGCGTGATCGAGGAAGTCGAGGCGACCTACTCGGTGTCAGGGCAGAAGCAGAGACAGGTCGAACTGCTGATCCGGAACGACTGATGCCCGAACTCTCCTTTCGCCTGATCATCGACTCCGCCGGGGCCGAGGCCAAGTTAGAGCAGACCGGCACGCAGGCCGACCAGACCCGTTCGCAAGTCGAGAAGCCCATCTCCCTGAAGGTGCAGGCCGAAAACGCCCTGGCCACGATCCGCGATGTGAAAATCGCTTTCGACGGGGTGATGCAGGTGGTCGGCGGGGTGGTTTCCACGATGAACGGCTATCTCAACGCCGCACTGGATGCCCGGCAATCCGCGACCCTCTCCAAGGTGGCGTTCGGGGACTATGCCAGTAAAATGAGCGAGTTTGCCGGGCAGATGCAGAACCTCACCAATTTTGAAGGCGATCAACTCCTGGCCCTGATGTCCAAGATGGCGCAAACCTATCACCTCAATACCGATGAGATTCAGCAGCTTACGCCTGCAATTCTGGACTTCGCCGAGGCCAACAAATCCACCGGCATGACCGTGGAAAGCGCCTTCGACCTGATGGGCCGGGCGGTGAACGGGCACACCGAGATGTTGAGTCGGTATGGACTGGAGCTGGACGAGAACAAGATCAAAACCGAGGGCGTCAGCTATCTCGTAAAGCAACTTACGGCCGATTACGGCGGCACGGCCGAGGCACTCGTCGATTTGCGCCTGCAAAACGCGAACGCCTGGGGCGATGTGCAGGAGTCGATCGGCGACATGCTCAACGTTCTCATCACTCCCCTGCTGAACGGCCTCAAGGCCCTGTTCGCCTGGTACAACAACCTCTCGCCGGTGATGAAAGGCTTTGTGACCGGCCTGGCCGTGGCCATTCCCACCATCGTGAGCGTGACCACCGTCATTACCGGTCTCACCGCCGCGATCAACGCCCTGAAAGTGGCGGTCAATCCCGTGGCCGGGGTGATCGGGATCGTGGTCGGAGCCCTGGCTGCATTGGGCTTTGCCTACGCCTCCACCAAGCTGGCTTCGGACAACGCCACCGACGCCCAGCAGGACTTCCGGCAAGAGGTCGAGCAGACCACCAAGAGCGTGGACGAACTAGTTGCGGAACAACGGGAAATCGCCACCAGCATCGATTACAACGAGGCCAAAAAGCGGCTCAAGGCCATCGAGGACGAGCTGACCCGGTACCGGGACATCCTCGATGCCATGAAGCAGGGCCCGGTGCTGACCGGGGCGGACTTCGACCCCGCCAAGATGAACGAGATGCTGGCCGAGGAGCAGGCCCTCAAGGAGCGCATCCGCACCGACGATGCAGCGGCGCAGAGTGCGTTCTATCGGGAGAAGAGCAGGTTGGACAAAGAATCGACCCTCGAAGGGGTTGCACTGCTCGAATACCGGCTCTCTGAGGAGCGGAAGGTCTACCGTGAACTCGGTGCCCTCAATGCCGAAAACACCGACCAGAAGCAGGCCGCATACGAGCGGATCAAAGGTCTGGAAAAGCAGATCGCGCAGGCCCATGAGGACTCGGTAGCGGCTCTGATTACTCTCGATACCAAGTATTCGACCGCCCTGATCGAAGACGCCACCGCCCGCACCCAGCGGGAACTCGAACTGGAGCGGGACTCGGAACTGAGCAAGGCCCAGGCCCTTGGCGCGTCCGAGGAGTTGCTGCTGAATATCCGCACCGTCTATGCCAGCCGGATCACCCAGGTTGAGGCAGACGCCGAGGCGGAGCGGCTCAAGAACGCCGAAGCCGCTGCCCGCGAGAGGGAACGCCTTGCCCAGGAAACCACCCGCGCCGAACAGGAAAACGCCGACACCCGGGCCGAGTTCTTCCAGGCGCAGCTCACCTATGAGAACAACGAGTATCAGGCGCAGATCGACGCCATCGACAACTACTACGCCCAGCGGCGGGACAAGCTGCAGGCCGCCGGGGTCACCGAGGAGCAGATCACCCGACAGTCGGAACTCGCCAAGCAGCGCATCCGCGACGAGTTCAACAAGCGGCATATCGAGGGGATTTCGGGGATTCTCGGCAACCTCGCCAAGACCGCCGACGCCTTCGGAAAGAAAGGGTTCGCACTCTGGAAAACATTCGCGATCGGACAGGCCCTGGTGGATACCTACGCCTCCGCCACCGCCGCCTACAAAGCGATGGCGGGGATTCCGATTGTCGGTCCCGGACTGGCTATCGCCGCAGCCGCCGCAGCCGTGGGTGCGGGCCTCGCCAACGTCGCCCAAATCTCCAAGACCGAACCCCCGAAAGCGGCCCGGGGCGGTCTGCTGAAGGGCAACTCCCACGCGCAGGGCGGCATCCTGATCGAGGCCGAGGGCGACGAGTTTGTCACCTCCAAAGACCGGGTGAAGTCGCTGGGCTCGGGGCTGTTCAACTTCCTGAACTTCGCGCCGTTGAGCCAGGTCAGGGCGGTACTCGGTAACCTGACTTTCCCCGCGTTTCCCGTGCCCGAGCCGAAGCTGGCCTATGCCTCCGGTGGGGCGGTTGGAAACTCCGGCACGCTTTCGGATTTGATCGACGCCATCCGTGACATGCGGGATGAGATCGTGGTGACCCTCAAGACCACCAAACCGTCCATCCATGTAAGCGTCGATCCGCTGTCGTCCGATCCCGTCCGGATCAGCGAACTGGCCGACACCGGCAAGCGTATCCGGGCCGAAGTTTAAGGGGGCTTAAACATGGCGAACCTATTCCGCATCGACTTTCTGCAGAGCGATACAACCGCCTCTGACTACGGTCAGACCAAGCACTCGCTGGTGGACACGGCCTCCAACCGGTTGATCGTCTCCCTGACCCTCTCGGCGGATAAACTGACCTCGGTCTCGAACTACACCCGTGAGCCGAAACGGTTGGTTTTCGAGTGCTTTCCCGATACCTGGCTGACCGCGAATCTCATGTCCGGAACCCAGGAGTTCGAGCGCTACATCAGCAAATATGAGGTGAAATCTTACCGCGATGGGACACTCATCTTTACGGGGATTATCGATACCAGTTTATTGAGTTACGACTATGCCTCGCAAATCCTGAAAATCACGTGCTACGACAAGATTCGGCTGTTCTCGATCTACTCCGATATCGAGCAGTATTTCAGCCTCACCAGCGGCTACCAGCCCGGCTGGATGATTGCCTATTTCATTCAGAACATCCAGCAGCGCATCCCCGTGGCGATCGGGCAAAGCAATCAGTTTACGCTCCCCGCCCTCGCGCAGAACGACCTGAATCTCTGTGCGGTCAACTACCAGGACATGGAGCAGGTGCCCGCCAACTCCGGCGGGTGGGTTTTCTCCATCCAAGCCACAAGCTGGACCTACCCGAAATACGGCTACCTCTTTGATTCGACCGCGAACACGGTCACCTTCTGTTTCGCGCACAAGAAGATCATTCAGGCGCACTACTCCAATCCCGCCCAGGATCAGTATCGTGGCCGTTTTCGCGCTCGTATCTGGAAATTCTTCAACGGCATCTGCCCGCTGTTCTACGACTACGACGAAAACACCGACTGGAAGGCCGCCCTGACCGACCTGGACGACGACTACAACAACATGCTGGCTTTCTTCACCGACCACGGCATCGGCACGGCCAGCCTGGACAGCCTGGCATCTTGCGGGGCCCTCAATGGGAACGGCTATAACTCGGGGCACACCGTCCACGTGGGCGTCAGTAGCAGTTTCACCGGGAATGCGCTTCCCAGCGTCCTCCACCCTGGCAGGGCCTACGAGACGCTCAAGGACGACAAGACGGAAAACCTCAAGGCATTGCAGGCGATGCTGATGCTCTATAACGCGACGATCTACGCCGATCCATCGGGCAACATCGTGTTCCGCAACAAGAATGCCTACAACAGCGCGATCATCGACATTGCGGACGCCGATGTGATTTCCCTGGCCACTAAGCGGGGCAATCAGGAACGGCCCGACATGAGCGTCCTCGAGACCCTCTGCGGTGACACCACCAAGCTGAAATCCCTGCTGCAGCCCACGCTGGTCGATTTCTACGACGGCAAGTGGGAGATCGAAGCGACCATCGATTCCCTTACCATATATAGTATTGGGTTGTTCAGCAAAATCCGCATCCGAGGCGTCACCTACGCCGTAACCGAGATCACCCGCGACTTCCAGAACGACGAATACAAACTAAAGGCGTGGCAGCTATGAACGGGTTTCGTCTGATTCGCCAGAGCAACGGCAATACGTCGTTTTTCACCTGCTCGATGGGCACGGTGGAGTATTCGCCGAAGTTAAAGTACCGCATCGAGAAGAAGAACGCCTTCGACCCGGCCACCATCCACTATCGCGACCCGTATCGCGAGGATGCCTTCGAGCTCGAAGTACCCATCCAGCCGGTCGAGTACGCCGCTCTACTCACCTTTCTCACTACGGAGGGGGTCTTCTACCTGGAATTCGACCACAACGGGGTTCGGAAGCAGTTCAAGGTGATCATCGAGGCCCTCCCGAAATGCCCCGACGACCTGCACGAATACCGGGATGCGGCCAAGTTCAGCCTCGAGAGCCGCTACACCGGCACGCCTCCGTTCATCGATTTCGACAACATCATCGTGCCCGGCAACGAGGACGACGAAGTGATCTTCTAAGGAGTTTTCATGTATCGCTTTGGCATCGGCTATTACAAGCAATCCGGGCCGTCCCGGTTACCGCAGACCGGCCTGGAAATCCGCCTGGTGCGACCCGGCGACGACTGGGACAACGGTATCATTCTGAAAGAAAACCTCGAGGGTTCGGGGTACTACGAATCGGACGATATCGAACCCAAGGACGGCGGTCTCTTCGAGGTTTGGGATGATCGCAACGGGCACCCAGCCTTCAGCGGCAAGACAACCCTGATTGGCCCGCTCGACAGCCTCGGTATCCGGGAGCAGGCCATCACTAACTCCCATCTTGCTCAGGGATCGGTGGGCAGCGATCAGCTTCAGGCCAACGTCGTGAGTTCCAAGCAGATTGCCCCGACGACGGTGCACCTCTCTCATCTCTGCTGCGAAACCCAGACCGAGGCCAATGGCAAAGGTGACATCTCAACGCACACCCCGGCCACGCTGGGAACCGACAAGAACGCCATCCACGACCTGATCGGCACCTACGATGTCGAGCCGCTGGTGATCCTCATTCCGCAATGCGATTACCTGCTCTACCTGAACCAGGTCACGATCAATCACGGCGCGGTGCGGGTGCTGGTGGGAATCGGAACGAAAGGCTCGGCGACGGCGGCCAAGTACAAGTTGCTGGTGGTCAAGAATTGA